TCGTAATAACGAAGTGGGTTCCCTAATTTTTCAAGCAATTCGAGTGCGGACATAATTATGACCTCCTGTGAAAAAATAGGCTTTTGTGATGTACAAATTTCAAAAAAATTCTATATTTACCCCATGAAGTATCTTATTCTGTTATTGGTTGTTGCATCCGCATCCGCATCCGCATCCGCATATGCACAGGATAACATTGCGTACAAACGCAGTGAGTGGAAACATTGGATCGATGCGGACTCGGATTGTCAGAATACTCGACAGGAAGTCCTCATCGAGGAAAGTGTTATTCCAGTCATCCTTGACGAAAAAGGATGTAACGTTATCAGTGGTAGATGATGGCATCAACTTCGATCTCGACAATATCGAAAAATGGACTGATACAATGCTTGGAGATAAATTGGATGAACCGTTCTTCCGATTCTCCATGTTTGAAAATTATCTAGTAGGAGAAGAACGATGACCAAAGAAGAAATCGAACGCAACCTTATTTTCCTTTTCATGCGTGGTTCACAGGCGTATGGAACCAACAACGCTGAAAGTGATGAAGATTTCGGTGGTGTGTGTCTTCCTACACCCAGAGTAATCATGGGCATTGAAGAGTTCGAGCAGGACGAACAGTGGGTTGATGCCAATGGGGAAAAAATTGACAAGGCTGTATACAATGTTGTCAAGGTATTGGATTTGTTGTCGAAGACCAATCCCAATATCATCGATTTTGTATTCGCACCTGAGCACTGCATTGTTCATACAACTCCTGAATGGCAGAAGATTGTTGATATCCGTGATACGTTCATCACGAAGAAGGCTAAGTGGGCATATCAGGGTTACGCTGAATCTCAGTTGAACCGCATCGAAATGCACCGAGGCTATTTGTTGAATCCTCCCAAGTCTAAGCCTACACGGGCCGATTTCGATCTTCCTGAGGAAAGTATTTTCCCCAGAACACAGATTGACGTGATTGCACGAATCTCAACCGATTACGTGGCACCTGAGGATATGGACTCATTCTTCAATGAATTCAAATTCTTGTTCGATCATGAAGGTGCGATCATTTTCAAGAAATATGTAGATGCTGAACATCTTCCGTTTGCTATCAAGGATTACAAGAAGGGCCAGAAAGAATTTCTTCGTATGATTAGTAGCATTTCAGGTCGTTTCTTGAAGGATGAATTTGTTGGGGCCGCTCGTAACGAACTTCGTTATCTTGCAGCTCTTGAACAGTGGACTGCATACAAACGCTGGAGCAAGAATCGAAACGAGAAACGTAAGATTCTAGAACAAAAAAGTGGGTATGATTGTTATTCAGATGATACAGAATTTTTAACCAATGATGGATGGAAAAAATTCGATGACATTGATGATTCTAATACATTAGCAACCGTATTTTGGGATTGTCCTGACGGTGGATATTCGCATAGACCTCAATTCAAACTCGAATATCAGACATTTTATGACAAATTTGATGGTATTTATAATGGGAATATGTATCATTTTAGTGGAACCCATTTAGATACGCTTGTAACCGCAAATCATAATATGCTTATACAAGAGTTTTCACGCAATCTAAATACATCGGGTAAATGGAAGTTGAATATGGCATCTCATGTACCCGATGCGTTCAATATAGTACAAACATGTACTCCGGTTAAAAAGACCCGTGAATTACCAGTTGAGTTGATCGAGCTTAGTGATATTGCGTTTCCAATAACCGCTTATTTATCATTAATGGGATGGTATTTATCAGATGGTACATTAGAATTCAGGGATGGTAAAGTAAAATCAATCAAAATATCACAGAAAAAAGATAATCGTTTGTACCCATATTTTATTAGATTTTGTAATAAATATGGTAAATTACTAGGAGCTAAGGTATATGAATATACCAATGGTAATATTGTAGAAGCTTCGTTAGTAATAACACATAAAAGCATTCGGAACAAATTATATTACGAATGTGGTCATTATTCTACATCTAAGAGAATACCTAGATATGTAATGGGATTAAGTAAACGCTTAAAAGAAGTATTGTTCGATGCAATGGTAAATGGAGATGGTACTATTCGTAAACATAAAACGATTGATTCCAATATCATTTATTATACAACGAATAAATATTTGGCCGATGATGTGAATGAGTTGTGTTTTTTATCGGGTTGGTTATCGAATGTATATGGACCATATGAGCAGGTATCATCATTTACTAATAAGCCATCTGTTATGTATCAAGTATTCTGTGATAAAAATGCATCTCAAACTAAACGATTAATTAAATCAACTAATGTAACACATAAATCGGTAACCGATCAACGCATTGTATGTTTCTCGGTTTCAAATTCTACACTAGTTACTCGACGAAATGGCAATATCAGTATTCAGGGTAATTGTAAACATGCGATGCATCTTATTCGTCTTTTGAGAATGAGTGTTGAAATCATGGAAGGTAAAGGGGTTATGGTTGATAGACGAAATATCGACCGTGAATCTCTTATGGAGATCCGCATGGGCAATGTTCGGTTCGATGACGTATTGCAAGAATGCAAAACCCTCAAAGAACGTGGTGACAAAGCCTATGCAGAGAATATGGATCTTCCTGTATCAGTTGACGATGAGAAGATTGAAAAGGTTAAAACTGAATTGCTTCGAGAAGCATTCAATCGTTAACCGAATCGATTCTTGTTGAATACATAGTTCAAACAATCCTGACCCTCGCTTTCGGGGGCAGGATTTGATCCCCACTGCTGACATCCGACCTGTTTAGGTCCATTACTGGTGAGCATTCCACATACTGATGGAACATAGGCTTTAGGCACTATATCACAGCCACCGCCTTGATAAAATACAGCTCTTCCCTGTTTATTACCTAACATATGGCTATCTACGATTCTGCTGGTGCCAAATCGGATACCTTCGTTGCAATTGCATCCAGTGTTGCACTGGCAATTGATATTGTTACATGAGTTACAGGCCATAATTCCCCTCCAGACAAAGTTTATAAACTTAGTGTATACGGAGAGGATTCCACATGACTTACAAACTCAATCTTGAAAAAAGCCCTATCGATGAAAGAGACTGGATAGCAGAAAATTTCTATTCAGCTAGTTACACCGCACCAGAAATCGTTGTTCCCGTGGAACCAGAACCCGAAATTGTGGTCCCTGTCCCTGTTGTTCCAGTTGTTCCGGTGGTGCCCAAATCGAAATCTCGAAAAAAATCTTTGGACCCACGAGGAAGACGAAAAAATATCAAACTGTTCAGAAAAATATCCATCATTCACAAATCAGAATAACATAGGGAGTCGAAAGACTCCCTTTTCGACATATATTTACTACGTGTTATATACTAATGGTAACTATCTTGAAAAATGCAATCTCTAATTTTTACATCAAGTACATCAAACCAGTTCTTAAATTCATTCGAATTATTGATGAACTGGGTGATCTCAGTATTACGAACATTATGGTAATGATTTTCGTCTATAAATTCGCACAGACTCCAATGGAAACATTCTCCATTGAAGCAATCATGCCAGTAATCGGTGCAATGACACTATACTTCGGTAAAAAAATTGTCAACAAATCCGCTGGGAAAGAAGTAAATACTCAAGAAGTTAGCGATGAAGTCATTAAGAAAATTAAGGAATTTGCTAAGATGGACAGTGAAAAACATAAGGACCCGATATGAAATATATAAAAGACCCTAAAATAATAGCGATACTGGTATTGATAGTATGCATCGTACTTGAAGGAGTATTCGCCCAGAAAAAAATCACCGAGATTAATACTCGCAGTGAAACCGAAATCCATAAAATGGACTCTACATATCGTGCTGATAGTCTTGTATTCAGCATGAAATACAAATCGCTTGATAGTGCTTATTCGGTATCACTTCACGTAGTTGATTCATTGAATGAAACTATAACCACAAACATGAAAACATCCAAAACCACAATCCGGTATGTTTACGTAGATAGCACAATCGAAGTTATTGTGGAGGATACTGAATATATACAGATATCTGAACGTACAATTAAGACTCTTCGAGATTCAGTTGGTTCATCCGAGAAAAAGATTACAGAGTTGAACACTGAGATAACGGATCTTAAGAAAGAATTGGAAATTGCAAAGGCCGATACACATACAACAACCGAGACTCATGTGAAGGTAATCGAATACATCGATAAGAAATTTGCAGTATATGGAAATGTATTCGGAAGATCTGATCAAAGTCTGGATCTTGGTATAGGTGCTGAACTCGGAGCCGATTATAAAATTTTGGCACCTATCTACATAGGAGCAGCCATTCGAAAAGATGGCATCTATAAGACCGAAGGTTACAACGCAGTCGCCAAGGTCGGTGTGAAGTTCGAATTCTAATAATACATAATCGATTAAATTTCAATAATCCCATCATAAATACGTGGCGGGATTTTATTTTTAAGTATATTTACTTGTATGAATGATTTTGACCAACGCAGAGCACAGAAAGATTCGGTCTACATGGATATGGCCGAAAAGATATCAGAACTATCACGTGACAATAATACCAAAATCGGATGCATGATTGTTGCAGAAGATGGATCTCCTGTATCATGGGGATATAATGGTACTATGGCTGGGATTAATGATTCTTCAATTCCCCACTCACGTGAAGAAAAAGAAGTTTGCTACCTGAAGATCGATAAGAATGATCTTCCGAAACATCATAGCGTTTTAACCAACAAATACCCGTGGATGAGACATGCTGAACGCAATGCGATTAAGTATGCTATCGATCCCTCGAAGCTTAAAGGTGCTACCCTGTATGTGAATGCGTACCCGTGCGAAGCATGTGCAATAGAGATTGCAGATTCTGGCATAAAGCGAGTTGTAGTACGAACAACTACACATATAGATGCCAATTCCAGTATTCGAAATGATCGATCCCTGAGCGAAGCTATTATGGCACAGAAGCATATGCAAGTCTCGGTCGATGGAATCGAGTACACGTTGATACCAGTTTAATACGTTCCGAATATATTTCATTGCCATCTAAGGTTTGTATAAACAATAGATGGACCATTAACCTAACAAAAGGAACATTATATGGGAGTTCAACCAAAGTTTCATGGCGATATAATTATCAACGACAAAAACGGAAAAGCACTACGAGCTATCACAAGAGGCCAGCAAGATCTTTTAGAAGCACTGGACACCAATGATATAGTATTCGTAAATGGACCCGCTGGCACCGGAAAGACCCATGTAGCAACATGGTATGGAATAGATGGGATTGATAAAGGGGAATATGAAAACCTTGTATTAACAAGACCAATTGTAGAAGCTGGAGAAGAACTTGGATTCCTCCCCGGAACATTCGAAGAAAAAGTAGCTCCTTATATGCAGCCACTGTACGAAGCAATCGAATTGGTCAAAGGTAAACGACTCACCCCTGAAATGGTCTCACATATTGAGTCGAATTCTCCACCAGAAACATCAAAATATCGTAAGAAGAAGATAGGTAAGGGCGAAATGCAACCACCCCCTCCTCGTCCTAAGCTGAAGAGTAATGATGACTTCTACCGCAAAGTTAATGTATGTCCATTAGCATATTTAAGAGGGGCTACTAAAAATAAATCGTTTATAATTTTGGATGAATGTTTTACGGAAGATACTAATATAGGTTTCTCTGTGCATGGAACCAACCGAAAAAGTAAAATATCTACCATATATAAAAAAGTAATGTCCGGTCATAAGGTTGAGGTACTGTCCTTTAACGAAGATACAAAAGTATTTGAATATAAACCAGTTACCAATGTATTTAAGAAACGCACTGCTAATTTAGTGCATATAAAATTTAATAATGGAAGAAACCCAATTAAATGTACCGCATCGCATCCATTTGCAGTAATTAATACACCTGAATCTGATAATATCATATGGAAAATGGCATCAGAACTTACGAAATCTGATAAACTAGTTCGTTATACTAATGGACATAACTCAACTTGGATATATCCATGTGGTTCATATGATATATTATGTGGAATGTTGTTGGGTGATGGAACTTTAACTAGGAATAAATCGAATTCATCTAGATGGCGAGTTCAGTGGATACATGGAATGAACCAAAGTGGATATAATACTTTTAAAATTAATCTATTGAATGGTAAATATAGAACATCATTAAAATCTGGATATACAAACAAACCTCTTGTTGGTGGTAGCACTAGTACTATATCATTATCGGATGATTTTGTTGCATGTATGTATCGTACTGACGGGGGTATGCACAAAAAACATATATCGGCGGGTATTATTGATTATTTCACCGATAGAACAATGGCACTGTGGTATATGGATGATGGTTCATACAATAACAGGAGTGGATACATTACATTACATACTGAATCGTTTGATGATGACTCAATTGACGTGTTATGTGATGTACTAAGGAACCGATATGATGTATCGCCTAACATATATAATATACAGAATGATAAATATAAGATAATTAGTTTAAATAGATCCGATTCAGATATCATATTGAAACGTATTGCTGAATATATACACCCAGATTTATCATACAAACTTCCGTTTATGTCTAATTTTGATGAGTCATTATACACAATCGAATCAATTCCGTTATATACTGGATGTGATATAATTGAATCTATTGATCATGTAAGTGGTGAATACGATGTGTATAATATAGAAGTGTCTGATAATAACAATTATTTAGTCGATGGATTGTTGGTACATAATTGCCAAAACGTTACGAAAACTCAAATGAAAATGATGCTAACAAGGATTGGACGAGGATCTAAACTAGTTTTATGTGGTGATATCAATCAGAGTGATCTTGAGCATAAATCAGACTCTGGATTTAGACATGCACAACAGATTCTAAAAGGTGTTAAGGGAATCGGATTCATTACTCTTGATACTGATGATATTGTTAGGCATCGTCTCATCAAAGATATTATCATCAGATATGAAGAATCTGATAATAGACACGGATTTAATAAGCATGAAAATAAAATGTTTAGTAACCGTGAATATCTCGACAATGAATACGATTTTGACGACTCCGATGAGTACGAAAATGATTTAGAATCTTCGGATACCACGGAATCCGAAAATTAACTAATCTGATTCTATCAGGATGCCTTTCATGCTATTATAAACTAATAGTATGGAAGGATCTGAAGAACTTACTACACTAGTCAGTGCATTGACCTCGACAGAGCTATGGGAAGCTGTAGTGGTATTTACTGTCGGTTTCATTATCGTTAGTTTAATTAAGACAGCAGCTACCAATATTTTTCAATTTATTCTATTCAAGACAGGTCTACACGGAATCGGAAGCTATGTTGAGTACAAAGGTAAGCGTGGAATAATAACGCACATCGGAATACGAACCATATATATCGAACTCGAAAATGAAGAGGCTACTATGTATGTTCATGTATTGGATTGGAAAGATATACTTTTGATATTACCAGATTCAGTTAGTAAACAGCATCCTATTGATAAAAAAGGAAAATAATCATGCATGGCGGTGGATTTATATTCGTCTTATGTCCAAAGACGCTTCGAATTTTATTAGGTAAACGTAATACAGATACTGAGTGGCATCCGGGTGAATGGTTTACATTCGGTGGTACAATGGAAGACGGTGAAACTCCTAAAGAAACTGCGATACGTGAGTTTTTTGAAGAAACTAAACTTACTTCCGATAAATACAAGATCAGTGATGATTACATTTACAAAGCACACGATATTGATGATAAGAACAATATTCATCACATTCATATCTTCCTTGCAACAATGAATGGCGAACTTTTTCCTGAGATTGACATCGAAACTCAAGACTGGAAATGGTTCCCGATTCGAGACATTCCAAAAATAAAAGCACATCCAATTCTTTTTGAGATATTTAGCGATATTAACGCAATTTCCCACATCAAGAAAGCATTATTGCAAAATTGATAAAAATTTCCTTCATTATTTGCTAAATTTCACTGCATGTTGATTTCACTTACATTGCAATGATTCTATAAACTATTTAGTGGGGAAACATTATGGAAGACGGAGAACAACCACAATATAATCCTTGTCAGTGCAAGTGCATGTCTCGTGAAGAATTTGTACAATTCATGGAAATTCAAACGAAAGAAATGGAAAAACACAAATGGATCGAATCCGAAAAGGTTGGACATGACCTTGGTAACCAAGCCGTTATGGATTGGGTTAGAAAGTACGCAAAGCAGTTCCGAGAAGAGTACACTGCTACACATTAATACCTAGCCGCTACCAAGCGGTTTTTTCAGATAGGTATCATACAATACTCGATGTTCAGGTAACATTTTAGTATAGTCAAGTGAATAAAGATCGGATGGCATCTCAGAAATAATCTCTTGGATTGCTGTTACTGGTTCCTGATATTCCCATCTTCGTTTTCGCATAATGTAATTATAGAATAGGATATATGCATTCGCTGTTCGACAATATTCATCTTCATCTATATCCAGTCCATATTTACGTATGTTTAGGATTGCACGTCTCTCACAATTGAGTTCACAGTCTCGAAGTAGATCAATCGCTTTTTTAACGGATTTCGTGAGAGAAATCCCCTAGATCTTTAGTCTAGGGGATGAATCGAACAAATATTATCCCTGAGATTCTATATATTTCTTGATAGTATCTGTACTTGCATCACCTGTAGAACA